GGGTTTTTCGTCTCAAGTATGAGGAGCGTAATTCCTCGTCTGCTCACTTCGTTACTTTTACATATGATCCTGACCATGTTCCTATTTCTCCTAATGGTTTTATGACTTTGGATAAGTCCGCTTTTCCTTCGTTTATGAAACGTTTGCGTAAGTTGTGCCCTGGTGTTACCCTTAAGTATTATGCTTGTGGTGAATATGGTACAAATAACTCTCGTCCTCACTATCATGCTATTGTTTTTAATGTTCCTTCTGATGAACTTTTTTACAAGGCTTGGGCTCTCGGCGGCATTCCTTTTGGTTCTGTTCATGTTGGACAAGTTTCTGGTGATTCTATCGCATATACTATGAAGTATATCGATAAGTCTTCTTTTCGTGCTAAACATGGTCGTGATGATCGTGTTCCCGAGTTTGCTCTTATGTCCAAGGGTCTTGGTTCTTCTTATGTTTCCGGCCCTGTTAAGGTTTATCACCGTTCCGATCTTTCCCGTAATTATCTGACCAATGATGGCGGCTATAAAATTGCTATGCCGCGCTATTATAGGGAATTGATTTTTGATGACGATGATCGTTGTGTTCAGCAGGGCCTTGCTCAAAAGGCCCATGCTGATTCTAATTCTAGTGATTACGCCGAATTTCTCCGTTTGTATGGTCATATTGAAGGCTATTCCTATGATCGTTATGTTGAGGCTCGGCGTCTTGGTATTGTTGAATCTTTTTATTCAAATCAAAAAATTCGTGATGTCTAAAAATGCTTTTCCAAAAGCTAAAGTTCGTGGTGTTATTAATCACTCGAACTATGCTTCTGCTTCCTTACCTATTGCCGAGATCAACCTTGGTATTTCTAACACTGTTCCTGACATGTCTCTCTCTTTGCGTACGCTCATTGATCGGCATAATTCTGGTGGAAAGGTTAAAACTTTCCAACCTACTTATCTCGATTCCGATACTTCTATTCCGGTTGATCTTGAGCGTCTTGACTCTGTTGATCGTGCTATGCTTGCCCGCGCCGTTGCTGATAATATTGCCTCTACTCGAGGTAAGTTACTTTCTCAGCGTCAAGCTCGTGAGGCTGCTGCGCGTGATGAGGAGATACAGCGTCTGGCTGCTCTCCGTTTTGAGCAAATGAACTCTGTTAAAGAGTCTGTTTGATTTGCTTGATTTCGCTTCTAGCCCGCTCGCAAATGTAAAATTTGCCAGCGGGCTTTTTTGTTACCCGCGTCCTATTAGGCAAATTTTATATTTGTGTGCGGGTTGCCGTCCGCTAAGGACACCGTCGGTAGACAATGTTTACTCATCCCGCCCCCCTTGGGGGGGTAGGGGGGGTTAGGGGGGTCAGGGGGTATCCCCCTGTATTTAACGTCTGGCCGCTTTTGGCGGCCTTTCCAGCTGTCTTATGCTGGGTTACGTTTAGTTCCTAGAACCGTAGGTTCGTCTAAATAAGCCATAATTTCCTTGATGTATTATGGCTTATTGACACTAGTTGTCAATTTTCCTCTACTATTGTGGTGTGTAGGAGTGTAACGTAGTGAAACGACGTTCTTCTACATTGTAGTTCTTTGACATCTTGTGTTTTGTTTAATTCATCTTCGACGTAAGTCGTAAGTGTGTCCTACGTGTTCTATGAACACTTGTTTTCTCTCTCTTCATTAACTTTGTTAATTTTTCTTCTATGTCTTATCGTAAGCGCTTTAAGCGCACTTCTGGCCGTTCTGGCCGTTCTGGTCGTTCTGGCCGTTCTTATATCGTCCCTCGTGGCGGTATTCGTCTTTAACCTTTTAATTTCCTTTTATGGATCCTTCCGCAATTGCCGGTCTTGCCGGGCAGATACCAGGACCTATGTCCTGGTTTAATCTTGGTTCTGATTTGCTTACTAATTGGCAGCAGCAGCAGTTTTCTGAGAAAATGTATGATCGTACTCGTGCTGACAATCTCGATTTTTGGGGTCGTCAAAATGCTTATAATACTCCTGAGCAACAGATGCAACGTTTTCAGAATGCTGGTTTGAATCCTGCTCTTATTTATGGCCAGGGTAATAATGGTAATGCTCAGAATATTCCTACTCCTGACGTTGTTCCGGTTAATTTTCGTGCGCCTAAGCTCCCGGATGCTCGTCCCGATGTTATGGGTCTTCTACTTGGTCAAGCTGATCTAAAGATTAAGGCTGCCCAGGCTAATAATCTTAATGTTCAAACTGATGTTATTCGCCAGGATGCTATTTTGCGTGGTTTACAAGCCCAAACTGCTGATTTCGATCTCGGTTTTAAGCGTGATACCCGTGATATTTCTGCGGATATGAAAGCTGAGCAATTGCGTCAGCTTTCTACTTCTATTGATTTGTCTGTTAATCGTGACGCTCGTGAGGCTGTTATGAATGCTTCTAATGTAAAGGAGGCAATGGAACGCATGCTTACTTCTATTGAAGCTCGTAAGGGTTTTTCTGTTGATCGTTTAGCAAAACGTACTAGTGTTGATTTGATGAATCAGGATATTGTTACTAAGAAGCTCGATAATGCTTTACGTGAAAAGGGTATCAATCCTGGTGACCCTATGTGGGCTCGTATTGTTGGTCGTTTTCTTACTGAATATCTTGCTCCTGACGGTTCTCCTCGTCAGTCTCCCTCTCTTGGTGGTTCCATTTGGAAATACCTTTTTGGTAATTAACCTTTAACTTTTTTTTCGATGAAACGAAAAGATAATATTTTCACTTCTAACGCTATGTCTGGCGTTGACTCTAACGAATTCGATTTAAGTCATGATGTTAAATTTACTGCCCGAATGGGTAATCTCACTCCGGTCACTTGTATGGAGGTATTGCCGGGTGATTCATGGAATATTGAATTTGTTAATCTCCTCCGTTTTCTTCCTCTTGTCGCTCCTGTCATGCATAAAGTCCGTGTTAAGACGGATTATTTTTTTGTTCCTCTTCGTATTCTTGATGATGGTTGGGAGCCCTTTATTACTGGTACTTCTACTGCGGCCGCTCCGTACGTTGTTGTGGACGAAACTATTGGTGTTGGCTCTATTGCTGACTATCTAGGTATTCCAGCTGGTGATTATACTAATAAGAATCTTAACATGTCGCCTTACCAGGTTGCCGCTTATATTAAAATCTGGGATGACTGGTATCGTGACCAAAATCAACAAGCTGAACGTTTTGTTCCTATTGTTCCTGGTGATAATACTAGTGCTTACTATCCTCTTTTGCAGGCTGCTCCTTATCGTTGTGCTTGGGAGCATGATTATTTTACTTCTGCACTTCCTACTACTCAACAAGGTACTGAGGTTGAATTACCTTTGACTATTCAGAATAATATTCCTGTTGAGGTTGTTGGCTATGGTAACAGTATTCCTGACATGCTTTTGAAGCATAAGGTTACTGGAGCTACTTTGAATGCTCAGACACTTACTACTGATAACTCTGGTCAACTTGGCGTTCAGGGACCGCCCTCTAATATTGGTGCTGTGATTGATCCCAATGGCTCTCTTGTTGTTGACGTTCAGTCAGATGCTGCTACTATCAATGATTTGCGTGAGTCTTTTTCTTTGCAGACTTTTCTTGAGCGTACTCTTCGTGGCGGTGCTCGTTACATTGAGCAGATATTTTCTCATTTCCAAGTTAAATCTTCTGATGCTCGTTTGGATCGTCCCGAGCTTTTGGGTCGTGTTTTTCAGAATATGACTATTGGCGAAGTTCTTTCTACCGCCCAGTCTAATAATGATGGTTCTACCGCTGAGATAGCCGTAGGTTCTATGGCTGGTCATGGTATTTCTGTTGGTGGTTCTCAGCGTATTTCCTATACAGCTGAGGAGCATGGTTTTATCATTGGTCTTATGTCTGTTGTTCCCGATACAGCCTACCAGGATGGTTTGCATAAGTCTTTTACTCGTTTTGATCGTCTCGATTATGCTTGGCCTTCTTTTGCTCATCTTGGCGAACAGCCTATCTTGAATAAAGAGGTTCTTTGTCATGATCTTAATCCTTCGGAGGACCCCGAACAGGTTTGGGGTTATGTGCCCCGCTATTCTGAGTATCGTTATATGCCTTCTCGTGTTGCTGGTGAATTTCGTAAGACTTTGTCTTTTTGGACCTTGGGCCGTATTTTTAATGATTTGGTTGCTTTGAATGACGTTCCACCTCTTAACTCTGAGTTTATAGAGTGCAACCCTTCTACCCGTATTTTTGCCCTTACAGGTCCTGAGGAGGACCATATTGTTGCCCAGGTTATAAATAAAATTTCTGTACGTCGTAAACTTCCTCGTTACGGGGTACCATCTTCGCTATGAGCTGCATTAGTCCTTATTATTCTCAGTTGAAAGGAGAGTGGGTTCCCTTTCCTTGTGGTCGCTGTCCTCCATGTAAAAAACGCCGTGTTGATGGTTGGGTTTTTCGTCTCAAGTATGAGGAGCGTAATTCCTCGTCTGCTCACTTCGTTACTTTTACATATGATCCTGACCATGTTCCTATTTCTCCTAATGGTTTTATGACTTTGGATAAGTCCGC